CTACTTTTGTTCCGGTACGAGCTTGTGCATGGCACCTGCCGCCATCTGTTTGCGGCGCGCTTTCTTGGTGTAGGTGGTCGTCTGGTTCTTCGTGGTCCACCCGAAAATTGCCATTAGCTCCTCATCCGTCGCGCCGTTCTCGGCGGCGATCGTGGCGCCGGCTTTCCGCAGGCCGTGAGTGGTGCAGTGGAACAATCCGGCTTGATCGCACCAGTCCCGCATCTTGTTGCCGAGACCATTCGTTGTGAATGGTTTGCCGAACTCGGTGACGAGGAAGGTCAGGTTTCCAGTCGGGCACTCGTCGATCGTCTTTTGCAGCTCCGGCAGCACTGGAATGTCAACGATGACGCCGCTCGACTTGCGCGTCTTCTCTGGACGGATGGTCAATTGACCATTGCGAATGTGCTGGAGGCCGACGATGGAGAGACTATCGAGCCGCAGTCCGGTGTAGAGCGCCAGGTGCAACATAAGGCGCGCCTTCGTGCCGGCGGCGTGTTTGGCCTCGTACTGGCGGACTTCCTCGACGGTCCAAGTGTGGAAGCCATCGCCGGAATGCAGCAGTTTGATTTTCGCGGCCGGGTTCATCTGCGCAAGGTCGCTTTCGACAGCCCATGCGAAGAGCGCTGAAATGGCTTTCTTCACATCGTTGCGCGATCCCGGTTTTTCTCGGAGGGCATCGCGGATCTCGACGACATGGCGCTTGCGCATGTCAGCATAGGGTAGGGCGCCGCAGCGAGCTGTGCCGAACTTGTAATCGCAGACCTCTTCCAGGATGGTCGCGCGACGAGCCATGACGCCTGCGCTGATGGTTGCGCGGCGCTTGTACTCTGCATAGAGCCAATCGACGGTCCCTTCGGCGGGATCTCGTTTCAGCGTCGCCACGGCAGGCGGTGGCTCTGTGCCTTCGGGCACGTAGGGTATTCCAAGGCGGGCGCAGGCGACTTCCTTATCGAAGGCATCCGTTCCCGGCGTCTCCTTGAGGCGCACTTTCTTGCGGTCAGGCGCGCGAAAATAGTAGCGGGCTTCTCTCGTGCGCCAGTCGCGATCGAGACTGACGCCCTTTGGCAGTTTGTCATCAAGCTTTTTTGGCATTATCGAAAGCGTTCCCTTGTGGTCGCTGCTCGTCTGGGTCTCGGCTCATGCCAGCCTTGTGTGGTAGCGCCCGGAAGCTCGCCCAAAGCTCGTCGACATCCCATATGTTTCGCCCGCCGAGCACTCTCGGTTGTGGCATGGTGCCAACTTCAACGGCGCTGTCAAACAGAGACACGCTGATGCTGAGCAGTAGGGCTGCCTGCTCGCGGGTGACGCCAAAGGGTGGAAGGCCTGGAGGGAGCAGGGCGGAGCGGCGAGCGCGCGTGTCAACGGCGATCATTTCTCGGCTCATTGGGTGATCTCCTCGCATTCGAGCGACGGCCCGCCGTTGTGGCCGATCATGCCGGCGCGCGCCCGGTCGCGGCGTTTCTGGTTTTCCTTGTGCGTCACCAGCTCCGTATGCTTGGGGTCGGGATTGACGCAAAGCCGGTTGCGGCATTTGTGGTCTAGTTGCTTCTTGCCGGGGATATAGCCGTGCTCGTTGGTCCACATGACCAGATGCACGGCGACCGTCTGGCTGCCGAGCGACATACGCGGATAATTCTTGCCACGGCCTTTGCTGCCGGAGGTCGGGCCTTGCCAAATCCAGCAGCCGGTTGCGGGGTCGATAGCTATTCTCGCCATGATCCTTTCGCGGATCGCCTCGCGGCGGCTCACCATCACCCGTACTGCCTCCAGGCGTCGAAGTCGCTGCGCAGGTTCTTCCAGCGCTCTGCGGCGGTCGCGTCTTCGTTCAGTTGTCGGCGTGATGAGATAGCCAGAATGGATCGCACGCGCGTAGCGGCTCGGTCGTTCGTTAGCGGCGACTGTAGGCCGTGCCGCTCTCCGAGAAACTTCTTGAACGCTGGTTCTGCGCATTTCATTGCGCATTCGGCGGCAAAGTCCTTCGGTTTCTCTTGGCGTTGCTCCAGTTGCCGGCGAAGGTCGCGGATTTCGCGAAAGGCGTGTTGCAGGAGGAATACTAGGGCGCGCAGGTAGGTCGGCGCGTGCGTCATGATCCTGCGGTCGTCGTAGCCGCAGGCTTTCAAGATGTGGGCAATCGGCACGATCTCGCCGGTCATCGGCTCCTTGGCGCAGATCTCGGCTTGGCCGCTGTCCATGTCGTAGGATTCGCACCATTCCTCGCTGGAGAGGCCGAGCAGATTGCAAACGTCGTGATACTTGGCCTTCGCATAGTCGAGGTTCATGGCTTGCCTCGGTTCTCTCGAGCAGCGCATTTCGCACGGTAGGCAGCCATCAGTTCGCCTCCCTGATGACTTTGACCTTGCGGATAGCGCCCGGCGAGACGTTGCGGCGTTCCGCTGCCATGTCGCGCGCGGCCTTGGCGTCGGTGGGGTCGATGTCGAGCGGCGCGATTTCGGGGTCGTGAAAGTGGATGCGGAAGGGGTGAAGGTCAGGCACTGGCGCCTCCCTCTGCCTCAAGCATGGCCTGCCACCGCTTGAAGCCGTCGAACTTGCGGCGCTCGCGTTCGCTTTCGCCCTTGAACGGCTCGTCCAGAACGTCGAAAAGCCAGCGCAGCGCTGCCTTGAGGTCGGCCGTCTCTTCAAGGAGATGCGTCCGGTTGAGCTTGTGCGTCACCGGCTCCGCTTCGTGGAAGCCTTGAATGAGGCAACGGGCCAAAGCCTGAGAAAGCTCTGCGCACTCCTCGGCGCACTTGCCGAGCGCCTGGTGCAGAACGACGTCTGCTTCGGGTTTCCAGAGGGTGATCGTCATGCCGCGATCCTCCAGTCTACTTCCTTGTGCCCGGCCTCGATCGCTTTCACGTGCATCGAGATCCGGGGCAGGGATACGTGCATCACCTGGTAGGCCTTGCGGTCGAAGTAGCGGACGGTATGAACGACACGGCGAGCGTCGGGCGAGGCGGCACGTCGCTGCGCGTCAATCCAGCGAGGGAGACGCGGGCGCAGATAGCGTTCCATGGACGGGAGCGGCACTGAGAAGTGCACCGCCATGTCGCGCGCGGTCGCGCCCTGCTCCCAAAGGCGGTGAACGATCGGTTCGGCGGGGATGGCGCCGTCGAGGGGGTAGTGGCCCATCAGACGCGAGCCTCCGATGCAAATTGCCATTCCTTCTTGACTGCCGTGTTGCCGGCGAGGAATGCCGACATCAGCATGCCGGCCGTCATGGCAAGGGTGATGCAGAGAAGCCGAAAGCGGCTGTAGCCGGCGCCAAGGCGTGCCTTGTGGTAGCCGGTGAAGTGCTCATTCATGACTAGAGACTCCGATTGAGGACAGTGAAGGGAACACCTTCGATGTCGGCCCGAAGGCCGACGCCGAAAGCGTTCGGCCTCAGGCGAACTGAGCCATGTCGGATGCGAGCTCGCTGGCCGTCGGGCCGAGAGTGCGGATCTGGTCGGGGGTGAAGTTCCGGCGCTTCAGGTCTTCGCCTGTGCAGCCCTCGCCAACGTCGATCATGGCTTTTGCCATGCGATTGAGGGTGCGACGTTCTGCCGGGGAAAGTTTTGAGGTGTTTGTGCGCATGCGCTTGCTCCAATCGTTCGGGATTGGAGCAAGTGTTATTCGGGATATTTCCCTATGTCAATTGGGATTCGGGATATTTCCCGATTACGGCTATAGTGCGGTGCGCCGATAGCTGCCTATGACGACGCCTTTGATTACGATCTCGGTCCCGCCGTCGCCTTCCACTTTTAGCGGAAGATGCTTGGGATTTGTGCTTCGCGGTGAAAGCATGAGTTCCCCGTCGACGTGCTCGATCGCTTTGAGTGTTACCTCGACCAATGGTCCAGAGTGACGCTCTACGTGAACGATCAGTCCGTCTTTCATGCCTATCCCGCTGTCGTAGTAATCAACGCATGTCACGAAAGACCCGTCAGGAAACTCGCGATCCATGGAATCGCCTCTAACGCGTAGCGCGTATTGTTTCGAATGTGGGAACCTCGGGTCGCGGGCCACTGGAATGATCTCATGTTCGTGGCCGTCGTCAAAAAGGGTTCGATCCAACCAGGTGCCTGCCTGAATGTCTCCGACCACAGTAAGGCCGGTGATTGGTAGTGGGAGTGGTTTCGGGGCTTCTGCAGGCTCGACTTCGAGCGTGAAGTAGTCCGGAGTGGTTTCAAGCGCAGCCGCGAGCTTGGCCAAGTTCTCGGCCGACGGGCTGCGTGTTCGTCCGCGCAAGATGTCGCGCACGAAACTATCTCCCAAGCCGGCCTTCTTGGCGGTCTGGTAGGCGTTTAAGCCCAGAAAATCCATTCTGAACTTCAGGCGCTTTTGCAACGAGGTTTCCATGTGCCTATTTGGCATTTCGGGAAATATCACGTCCATCGGGAATTATCCCTTGACTATTCGGGAAATGTCCCGAATATGCCCGCCATGTGCAAACCTAGCCTCATCACCGAAGCCGACGTGCGCACCTGCTTGATCGAGCGGGCTACTGCCTATTCCATCGAATATGATGTGAGCTTTTCCGCCATCGGTATCGCAGCGGTCGGCGACAGCAAGTTTCTTTCCCGCGTCCGCTCTGGTCTTGGCTTCAACATCAAGACCTATCAGCGTTTGATCGAGTGGCTTGAGGCGCCCCCAAAAAGGGAGGCGGCCGAATGACGATGTTCTCCACGCAAGGCACGACAGACGCGGGTCTCCTCCCTCCCGTGCGCCTTGCCACCTGGCAGGGGCGCGCCACTGACCTGCGCGTCCCTGCCTCTTTTTTTCCATCCGCCTATCCATGTGGTCCCCCGTGATCTGACGGACTGAATTTCGCACTTCGTGACCTTTCCCAAAACGGGAAAACCCGACCGGATTTCCCGGCGCGGGAACGCTTTTTTCTTGTCTGGAGACAGCCATGTCCGACGCCTTCCTCTACCGCGTGAAAGCTGCGCAGCGTGACCTGATCGAACGCTGCGGCGGCATCGAGCGCGCCGTAAGCATCACCGGTTTTTCCAAGAGCCATGTCGGCCGCTGGAATAACTCGAACGATCCCGACCTGATGCCGATCGGCGCCGTTCGCGCGCTGGAGCAGGACTGCGGTCAACCGCTGATCACTGCTGTGATGGCGGAAGCCAGCGGCCGCCGGCTGACGGATCCGGAAGCCGAACGGCAATCCGAGGTCAACGTGCTTGCCGCGCACGCCGAGGTGATGCGCCTTTCCGGCGAGCTGGCGAATTGCGTCGCAGTCGCGATTTCGGATGGGCACTTTTCGCCGACAGAGGCGGCCAGCGTGGACCGTGTCGCGGCCTCCCTTGAAAAGGCGATGTCCGACCTGCGCGCGATGGCAGCTGTCGTCAAGGCGCAGGGCGGCATGTCCGCATCGCTTCGGCTCGTGAGGGACTGATGCCCTCGCTTTCTCGCCAAATCCTGATCGAGCGCGTGCTGCAGCTTTGGCACGACGGCCAGCACGACACCTACGCCATCGCCGCGCTGCTCAACATCGACGAGCGCGAGGTCTGCGAAATCATAGAAAAATCGGATAGGCGGGCGCTGTGATCGAAGTTGTCTCCTATGCGTCGACGCAATCTCGCATTCTCGATGCGGTGAAAGTGGACGGCTTTTACCGCTGCACCAAAAAAAGCGAGCAAGCGGCCGCGCGGAATCTGAACGGCAAGGGACTTGTCCGGCGTCACCCGAAGGACGGCCCTGTCTGGTACGCCCCTGATGCTGCAGCGCCGCCGGTGCTCGATGCACCGCTCTCTGCTCCGGCGCGTGTCCCGGAACGGTCGGAGCTGTTCGCTTCGATCGAGACGGCGCGCGCGCTTTTGAGCGCTGGCGACCTGCGGGCAGCGTTAATGCTTTCGACCGGCGCCTATGAGCAGGCGAAAGCGGCGGTGAACTATGCCGAGAAGGTGAAGGCCTCACGCGAACTTCTCGACAAAGCGCGCCTGATGCAGGCGGAAGCGCTGAAGATCGAAAGCATGTGCTACGTCGCGATGGCCGATACGATCGATGAAGCGCAGGAAAAAGGAAAGGTCGCCAAGCAGGGGCGCGCAAAGGTCCGCGATGCGGACGTTTTCACGCTCGACGATGTCGGCATCGACAAGCGCCGCCTGCACGAGGCGCGCAAGCTCCGCAATGTCGTGCGCGAGCAGCCTGATTTCATCGAGCGTGTGATCGCGGCGCGGCTGGAGGCCGGGCTTGATCCGAGCCGGCGCAGCCTATCGCACGCGATCGGTACGCGCTCTGCCCCATCGGAAGATAAGGGCGACCAGCTTTACCAGACGCCGATCGAGGCGATGCGCACTCTGCTGGCGCTCGAAAGCTTCTCGGCGACGGTGAAAGAGCCGGCCGTCGGCAAGGGCGCGATCATGCGCCCGCTAGAAGATGCCGGCTACGAGGTGATGATCGCGGATCTCGTCGATCGCGGCGTCACCACGCGGCACGGCGAGCCGCAGCAAGTCGGCGACTTCCTGCATTCTGTCGCTGGGGGTTCGGTCGGCGTCGATATCGTCACCAACCCGCCCTATGGGGAGCTGGCGAACTCTTTCCCCGCTCATGCGCTGCGCGAGCACAAGCCGCGCAAGATGGCGCTGCTGCTCAACTGGAATTTCGCGGCCGGGTTCGACGATCCGAATCGCGTCTTTGTCATGGACGAAAACCCGCCGTCGCGCGTCTACCTCTTCACCCGCCGCCTGCCGATGATGCACCGGGACGGATGGGAGGGGCCTGAGGCGTCGAGCCAGATGAATACCGCGTGGTTCGTCTGGGAACGCAACGAAGACGGCGGCTATGGCGCTGGCTTCCCGCGCATCATCCGCGTGGACTGGAAGGCATACGAGAACGCTGCGCCGCTGCTGCCGGGTGCGGGCGGCAACGTCGCGCCGATGACCTTCAAGCCGCAGCCCGACGAATTCGCCCGCGAGACGCCGCGAAAGACGCTCGACGAGCGCGTCGACGAGGAACGCGATCGGGCACATGAATGGGTGCGGCGGGAGCGCTCATTCGACTTCTGCGCCTTTCGTCGCGGCGTCGCCGTGCGCGGTGCGGTCGCCGAGGCGCTGATTGCAGAGTTCGAAGCCGACGGGCTGATCGTCGCTAACGGCGACGGCGTGTGGAAGGCGGTGGCGCAATGATGGCTCCGCTTCCGATCGTCGAAGAGCTGCTCGACGCGCCCGACGATGCCACTCGGGCTCGATGGATCCTCAATGCACCGCTGGACGTGCTTTTGCGCGACCAGATGGCGATCCGCGCCGCGCTCCAGCGGGCGGGATTTCAGCCCGGCCTCACGTGCCTAGCAACCGAAATCGCCGCGCTCTGCGGCGTCCGCTGCGATGACGGCGGCCACCCCATCACAATGCGGGTCTCACGCGAATACGCGCGCTTGCAGCTTGTCGAAATCGCGCGCCGGGGCGCTAGAGCGGAGGCTAGGCATGTTGAGTCTTAACCGAAGAGACGTGCGCCGATCGCGATCATCGGCCATGAGTGGCAAGATGGATGAATTGAAGGCGCTGGCCGCCGTCATCCTTTGGAACTCCAAACATTTCGACACTTGCGACATCGCAGACGCCCTCGGCGTTGGCGAGGACGCGGTTTGCCGCACGATTCAGGCGGCACGGCATATTCAGAGGGGCGGGACGTGAGCACTGCGCGACTATCAATTATTCCCGGCTGGCTGGTCACAGATCAGCGACTTAAGGGGCGGGATCTGCAGGTTCTCTGCGTTCTCGGGCGGCATACCAGCAGCAAGCACGGATGGTGCCGGCGCAGCCAGGTCAAGATGTCCGAAGAGATCGGCTGCGCCCGCTCGACGGTGCAGACCTCGCTCGATCGCCTCGTTGTGATCGGAGCCGTAGAGCGGCGCGTGGTTGTTAGCGACAACGGGCGCGACAGTGCGCACTGGTATCGGGTCATCTACGATCGCGAGACGCCGGAAGCTGCGTTCCAATCATGGGACAATGACGGTGATCTTTCCGACGAGGAATTCGCTCCCGTTTCCGGCGAGGAAGACGGTGCACCCCCCTGCCGATATACCGGCACCCCTGCCGATATATCGGCACCCCCTGCCGGTCCAGAGTCGGCACCCCCTGCCGGTCCTGGATCGGCACCTATTAACGACTCTTGTTTAACGCCTCCTGCTGAACGAAGTGAGAGAGAGCGCGCGAGCGATGACGAGAAGGTTGAAAGCCGACAGTCGATCGAGCGTGGCTTCAAGCGGTGGTTCCCGACGTGGCCGACCAATCTCGACGACAGCGAGGCGGAAGCACGCAAGGCCTGGTATCGGCTGACGCCTGACGAGCGCCGGGAAGCTATCGAACTGACCCCGGCCTATCTCCGGGCGCGTGAGCAGCTCGGACGCTCGAAGACACGCACAGTCGCCGCGGGCAAGTATCTGCACGAAAAGCGCTGGCAGCGGCTCGGCGCCGTGGCGGCCGCTGCGACTAACCCGCCAACCGTGCACAAGCCTTTCAGCAAGGGATGGCAGGCCTTGGCAATCAGCCGCCTGCTGGAGCCGGATGCTCCCATGCCGGCGATGACGCCCTTCCTCCAGCAGACCGTGAAGGCCGGCGGCCCGATGGCCGACCGCGTGCGCCGTGAGCATCGCCAACGCTGGGCTTGGCCGAAGGTGAGCGAGATGTACGCGGCGGCCGAACAGTTTCGGGGACAGGTCATCGACGGCGCCATCGTCGCGGCGGGCGAAGGGTTCAAGAGCTACCACATCGATTCAGCCGAGGTGCAGGCCTTTCGGCGGCTCTATGAGCGCATGGATTGGCCATGGCCTCGCATGGGCGACGCCAAGTGGATCTGCTTTCCGGCGATCGAGGCTGGCGGCAGCGTCGAAGCGGCTATCGAGACGTTCAAGGCAACCATCAGCGAAGGGCAGGGTGACCATGATGCAGCATAGGGGAATGAAGGGTCAGCCGATCGCAACGCAGACCAGAGACGGTTTTAGGGATCGCATACGGCGAATCGCAGCAATGAATTTGAAGGCAGCCTCAATGAAAGTGACCGAAATGAACCCCGCAAAAGCCCGCTGGTACTGCCTGCACGTCTTGCGCGGCAAAGAATTCGATGTGGAAAACGCACTGGCGACGGCCAATGTTGAGGTCTTGGTGCCGCGTGAGAAGGTCGTTTCTGTACGCTCTGGCAAGAAAATCGAGACTGAAGTACCCCGACTGGCAAGCTATATGCTGGTTCGCCTGGTGCCATCAGCCGAGGCGTTTTCAGCGCTCCGCAATCAGAAACATGTTCTCGATTTCGTTGGCGGCGCGGCCGGCTATCACGTTGTCAAGGATAGCGATGTTGCTGTTTTTAAGAGGAAATACCCGCTGCGCGTCGCGACAGACAAGAGCATCGGGCAGGGTACCAAGGCGGATATCGTGTCTGGCCCGTTCGCCGGTTTCAGCTGCATCGTGACGGCCGTCAAGTGGTGCCGCGAGGCTAAGGCCAGCGTGCGTATCGACTTGCAGGGCAAGATATTCGACATCGACAGCATGCCTCTTGCGCATTTGAAAAAGGTATGAGACTCATTTGGCCACGGACGAGCCGGAAGACGTACCCCTCCGATCCCCTAGCCTGGAGCTAGGGCAGAGTAGGCAGCAGCCTCAGGGACCAACGATCACCAGCCCCTCAACCTGACAGCCTCCAGAGCGAGGCATCGACTCAGGGCCAGTGCGAAAGCTATGACCAGATGACAGGCGGCCGAAAGGTCGCCTTTTTCGTTTAAGGGTTATGGGCAGACTCTCGACACTCAAGCCAAGGCTGACAACGCTGGGCTCGCGCATCGCTCGGCCGGAAGGCGAGCCGGCTCGCCTGGCAGAGCGCGATCGTAACGTTGGTTGGCGGAAGTGGTACAAGACGGCTCGTTGGCAGAAGCTGCGCATGCAGGTGCTGAAGCGTGATCTCTTCACCTGCCAGATGGTGGGATGCGGACGGATCGAGGCCAACACCTCTCAACTGGTCGCTGACCACAAGATCCGCCATCAGGGCGAAGAGCACCTGTTCTGGGATGAGAACAACCTGCAGTGCCTTTGCAAGCCGTGCCACGACAGGCTCAAGCAGAAAGAGGAGCGGGCTGCGGCCCGATGGTAGCATCCGGGTCGCTCCTGAGCATCGCGGTCGAGGTCGGCGGGGCGGCTCACGACCACCAATAGGGGGGTGGGTCGAAAGTCTGAAGGCCTCCAACCCCTAGACCCGCGTCCCCCTCATTGGCACGATTTTTTTTCGATGACCCAAGATTTTGACCTCTTCGGTAACCCTCTGATCTCGGCTGACCTCAAACGAGGGAGGCCGGAACATGTGCCTACTGAGGAAAACATCATATTTGTCATGGTGTTACTGGCATCGGGGCAATCGAACCAAGAGGTCGCGAAGACGCTCGGCCTCTCAGTGCCGACTTTTCGAAAACATTATTTGCACCTGATCAAGCAACGCGACCTGATGCTGGATCGTCTCAAGACGAAGCTGAGGGTCACCCAGATCCAGCAAGGGTTGCTTGGCAACGCCTCGGCGCTGAACGCAGCCTTGGCAACGCTGGACAAGGTTCGCGCAGAAGACGCGGAGCGCAAGATCAAGGGGCGAGAACGGCCCAAACCGGAGAAGGCCGCAAAGCTCGGAAAAAAGGAGGAGAAGAAGCTTGCTGCACAGCGCGTGTCTGGCAAGTTCGCTCCGCCATCGGCTCCGAAGCTGGTCGTTGATAACCGATGAAACAATGGTCGACGGCCTGCCCTGACTGGCAAGAGAGGATTGTGGAGCGCCGCTCGCTCATTGCCTTCGACCCTCTGTTTCCGGATGAAGCAGAAGCCGCGTTAGAGGTCTTCAAATCGTTGAGGATCGTTGATGTGCCTGGTCGGCCCACCTTCGGTGAGGCATGCGAGGATTATGTCTTCGATTTCGTTCGTGCGATCTTCGGGGCCTATGATCCAGAGACCGGCCACCGGCTGATCGAAGAGTTCTTCCTACTCATCTCGAAGAAGAACATCAAAAGCACTTTGGCGGCTGGCATCATGCTAACCGCGCTGATCCGGAATTGGCGGCACTCGCAGGAGCTTTTGATCCTTGCCCCTACGCAGGAGGTGGCCGACAACTCGTTTAATCCGGCCGCCGATATGGTTGATGCGGACGACGAGCTGCGGGATCTGCTGCATGTCCAGCGCAACGTGCGAAAGATCACGCACCTCCGCACCAACGCTGTCTTGAAGGTCGTATCTGCTGACTCCAACACTTCGGCAGGCAAGAAGGCTGCATTCGTCCTCGTCGAGGAGCTGTGGCTATTCGGCAAGAAGGCAGGCGCCGGCCCGATGCTGCAGGAGGCGACGGGCGGACTGATCTCAAGGCCGGAAGGTTTCGTGATCTACATCACCACGCAGTCGGACGAACCGCCTGCCGGCGTGTTCAAGGAGAAGCTTTCGTACTTTCGCGATGTACGCGACGGCAAAATCGACGACCCTCGGAGCCTCGCTGTCCTCTACGAGTTCCCGGAGGATATGGTCGAGAACAAGGCCTATCTCCAGTCCGAAAACTTCTACATCACGAACCCGAACATGGGGCGTTCCGTTCGGCAAGACTGGCTTGAGCGGAAGTTTGCCAAGGTGCAGGCCGGGGACGATGAAGAGGGCGACACGATCCAGTCGTTTCTCGCGAAGCACCTCAATGTTGAAATCGGAATGCGGCATCGAGCCAATCGATGGGAGGGAGCGTCACTGTGGATCGGCGGCACGGACCCGGATCTGGCCAGCCTGCCGTTGATGGGCGCTTTTCACGAGATCATCCGCCGATCGGAGTGCGTCACGGTCGGCATCGATGGCGGCGGCCTCGATGACTTGTTCGGCTTCTCGATCGTGGGGCGCGAGCCCGGAGAGATCGAGGTGACAATCGAGATCGATGGCGTGATGCGGCGCGTGTCCATGAAGCGGTGGCTTTCGTGCTCTCGGGCCTGGTGTGATGAAGGTCTGTTGCGGATCCGCAAGAAGATCGCGCCGAAGCTCCTCGATCTGAAGGCAGACGGCAGTCTTACCATCGTCAGTGATGGGCTGAGTGACATGGGTGAGATCGTCGAGCGCATCAACCAGATCAAGCAGGCGAACAAGCTCGGCGGTGTCGCAGTCGACCCGGCCGGAATTGGCGACCTGATCGACGCGCTCGCCGAGATCGATGTCACCATTGAAAACGGCCTTCTGATCGGCGCTCCGCAGGGCATCGGCATGATGAATGCGCTCAAGACAACGGGGCGTCGCCTGAAAAGCGGACTGTTCAAGCATTCCGGCGGCCCACTGATGGAATGGTGCGTTTCCAACCTGAAGATCGAGCCAACTGCGACCGCGATACGAGCCACCAAGCAAACGGCTGGCGACGCGAAGATCGATCCGGCGATGGCGATGTTTAATGCTGTGACGCTGATGAGCAGAAACCCGGAGCCGTTCAAGATTGAGAGCTTGAACGACTTCCTCTCCAACCCTGTCATGGTCGGTGCTTGATGGCTCGCACAAAGAAACAATCGCGTCAGTCGGCTGCGCCTGCGAACATGACGAGTGATCAACTCGTCAGCAAAGAGCGCCGATTGAACCTCAAGAACGGGGCCGGATGGGCTGCAGCGTTCGGAACGAGCAATCATGCTGGCAAGAGCGTGAACCTGCAGTCGATGTTGCAGCTTGCCACCGCATGGGCCTGCATCCGCCTGACGGCGCAGGCCGTGTCCTGTCTGCCTTTGGCCATGTACGAGCGCCGTGGCGACGATGACCGCGTGAGGGTCGATGATGATGATGTCGCGGAAGTGATCTGCGAGAGCCCGAACGAAGATCAGACGCCGCTCGAGTTCTGGGAGTCACAGGTTGCGTGGATGTGCGCGACCGGGAACGCCTTTTCTGAAAGGGTCGAGATCGGGCGTCGCCTGAGTGCGTTGCAGCCAATGGCGAGCACACATACTTGGCCGTTTCGCAATGCGGATGGCGAGCTGAAGTACAGCTACAACGATCGCGGCAAAATCGAGATCCTGCCGCGCGATAAAGTCTTCCACCTGCGCGGTTTCAGCTTCGGCGGCGACGTTGGGTTGTCACCGATCCAGTTCGGGGCTCAATCAATCGGCTCTGCCATCGCGATCGACGAGGCAGCCGGCAAGCTTTACGGCAACGGCCTGCAGGCAAGCGGTGTTTTGTCGTCCGACAAGACGCTCGATAAGGATCAGCGTGAGGCTCTCCAGAAGATCATGGAGCGCTTCGTCGGTTCGACGAACGCCGGCAAGCTGATGGTGTTGGAGGCGGGCCTGAAGTATGACCGCCTCGCTCTTTCTCCTGTCGACGCGCAGATGCTTGAGAACAAGCGGTTCAGTGTCGAGGAGATGTGTCGCTGGTGGGGCGTGCCGCCAATTATCATCGGTCATGCCGCACAAGGCCAGACGATGTGGGGTTCGGGTGTGGAGCAAATCCTGCTCGCTTGGCTAACCCTCGGGATCGACCCCCTCTGCGACCGGATCGAAGCCCGCATCAAGAAGCAGTTGATCCGTCCGACTGGCAACCGCCGTCGCTACGCCGAGTTCAATCGCGAGGCGCTGTTGCAGATGGACAGCAAGTCCAAGGCAGCATTCCTCTCGACGATGACCCAGAATGGTCTGATGACCCGAAACGAGGGGCGCGCGAAGCTCAATCTCCCTCGTGTCGAAGGCGGCGACGACCTGACCGCGCAAACAAACCTCGCGCCACTCACGATGCTCGGCGCGTCCAATGACAGCAACTCGGCTCGGGCGGCGATGCGCGCCTGGCTCGGCCTGCAGCAGAACGAAAGGCAACCCCATGACGATGCGTGATCTTCCCGCTGCCAACGTCGCTATTCGCCCTGGCCTTCGGTCGGAGCTGTCACCGTCCGCACTCGATCGGTGGAATGTCGATATCCGTGCAGCCGCCAAGGACGAGGGTGAGAACACGATCTCTATCCTGGAGCCGATCGGCGCCGACTGGTACGGCGAGGGTGTGACTGCGAAGCGCATTGCCAGCGCGCTGAGAGCGATCGGCAAGAAGGATGTCGTCGCCACCATCAACTCACCGGGCGGTGACTACTTCGAGGGCCTCGCGATCTACAACCTGCTTCGCGAGCATCCGGCGAAAGTTACGGTGAAGATTGTCGGCATCGCGGCCTCGGCCGCTTCGGTGATCGCGATGGCCGCCGACGAGGTCCAAATCGCTCGCGCCGGCTTCCTGATGATCCACAACACGTGGGTCGTTGCTGCGGGAGATCGAAATGCACTTCGCGACGTCGCGGACTGGCTGCAGCCGTTCGATCTCGCAGCGGTCGACATCTATGCGGCCCGCACGGGAATGGACCCGAAAGAGATCGGCAGAATGCTTGATCGGGAGACATGGATCGGCGGCGCTGATGCTGTCGACAAGAAATTCGCGGATAGTCTCCTTGCGGCCGACGAACTCGACGCAAAGGCCAAAAATTCGACCGAGGCAAAGCCGGTAGCGGCGGCCCACAAGGTCGACACCCTTCTCGCCCGTTTGAACGTGCCGCGATCCGAGCGGCGCGAACTCATTCAGGCGCTGAAAGGCGGCATGCCTGGCGCTGCCGCAACCGGCAGGCAGGACGCTGCCGTCATCTCGGAGGTCGAGGACCTCTTAGCAAGCCTGAAATCCATCTAACAGCCTCGGCATAGCCGAGCCAAAAAGAGGTATCCACTATGAAGCTCTTCGCACTTTGCGGAGCGATGGCGCTTGCCATTTTCGCCCTCGCATTTTCTGGCGTCCTGCCCGTCGACGAACTCGCACGGCATGCCGCCCCCTTTATCGCTGATCCGGTAACCGCCATGGCCGTCATGGGGGTTGCCGGCGTGGCGCCCGTGACCGACATGCGCAAGCTGGCAATGCCGCAGGTTTCGCTCGGTTCGATCATGGCTGCGCGGCCCTCCGGTATCCTCGGCTCAGTCCGGAACGAAATGAACCCCGGCAAGATCGAGGAACTGCTGAAGGAAGTCAAAAGCGAACTCAACCGCGTCGGCGATGACGTGAAGCGCACCGCCGAAGACGCCTTGAAGCAGTCGAAGGACGCCGGTTCCCTCTCGGCCGAGACCAAGCAGAAGGCCGACGAGCTGTTGATGGCGCAAGGCAAGCTCTCGGCTGCGCAGGATAAGCTGGCCGAGAAGCTGGAGCAGCTGACGACCCGCAGCACCGATCTTGAGCAAAAGATCGCCAACCGCCGAGGCGGCGGCGACCAGGCGCCGAAATCTCTCGGCCAGCTCGTCGGCGAGAACGACAAGATCAAGGCCTTTGCCGCTGGCGGCAGCGCCGGCACGGTCAAAGTCAGCGTCCAGAATGCTATCACCAGCGCCGGCGGTTCCGCTGGCTCGTTGATCGTTCCTCACCGCGACAACGAGATCGTGGGGTTGCCGCGTCGCCAGATGACGATCCGGCAGCTTCTGCAGGTTGGCACAACGACCTCCAATTCGGTCGAATACGCCCGCATGGTGACGCGGACGAACAACGCCGCTCCGGTGGCGGAAGGCGCCCAGAAGCCCGAATCCAACTATGTCTGGGAGCCTCGCGATGCGCCCGTTCGCACGATCGCGCATTGGGTCCATGTCTCGCGTCAGGCCATGGACGACATCGCGCAGCTCCAGAGCGAGGTTGACGGCGAGCTGAGTTACGGTCTCGATTTCGTCGAGGAAGCCGAAGTGCTCAAGGGCGACGGAACCGGTCAGCATCTGTACGGCCTCGTGCCTCAGGCGACCGCCTATGTCGCTCCGGGCATTACCATCGCGAACATGACCAAGATCGACGTTCTGCGCCTTGCCATCCTTCAGGCGTCGCTGGCCGAGTACCCGGCTGATGGCATCGTTCTCCATCCGACCGATTGGGCTGCGATCGAGCTGACCAAGGATGGTGACCAGCGCTACATTTTCGCCAACGTGATCCAGCTCGCCGGCCCGCAGCTTTGGGGCCGCCCGGTCATCGCAACGGCCGGGATGGCGCTCGACGAGTTCCTGGTCGGTGCATTCCGCATGGCTGCGAAGATCTGGGACCGCATGGAAACGGAAGTTCAGATCTCTTCGGAAGATCGCGACAACTTCATCAAGAACATGCTCACCGTTCGCGCCGAAAAGCGCCTGGCTCTGGCCGTCAAGCGCCCCGCTGCGCTGGTGACCGGCGACTTCTCCACCATTCTCACGCCGTAACGGGTTCGGCTCATCAAGGCGGGCGGCAATGCGCCGCCCGCTCTATGAACCGAAGGAGACCGAGCATGAAAATCGAAGCTTTACGAGGCGCATATGGCGATTACGGCAACGTCAGTCGCGGGCAGGTTGTCGACGTGCGCGATGACAAGGCCCGCGAACTGATCGAGCGCGGACTTTTTGTTTCGGCAAGGGATGCCGCAGAGGCGCGCGCCAAGAAGGCCGACGCCACCGCGAAGGCCAGCGCGGACGCGGCAAAGAAGCTGAAGGCGGAAGGCGATGCGAAGGCAAAGGCCGATGCTGAGGCGAAGGCGAAAGCAGAAGCCGACGATCCCAAGGCGAAGGCCGATGCCGAAGCCAAGGAAAAAGCCGACGCGGAGGCCAAGGCGAAAGCGGCGGACGAAGAAAAGGCAAAGGAAGAGGCGGCGAAGAAAGCCGCTGAGGACGCCGAGCGGCAGGGCCAGAAGGGCTAGTCGATGGACCGCAATGTGACCGTTGTCGAGCCGCCAGCGCCTGTCGTCACCCTCAGTGAGGCGCGCCGACATCTCGTTGACGTGCCGCAGGAGGACGAGGGCTATGTCGAGGATCTCATTCTTGCGGCTTCGGTCTGGCTCGATGGCCCGACCGGATGGATGGGGCGGACACTTGGCGTCCAGACCCTTGAGCTGTCTCGATCCGATTTTTGGACCGATGCCGAAGATGACGGGATCATATTGCCGTTCGAACCAGTGATCTCGATTACGGCAATCGAATACTACAGCACTGCCGGCAGCCTCGTGACGATACCTGCTGGCGACTACGCTTTAGTGCGAGATGTCGTGAGGCCGATTGACGGAAAGAGCTGGCCGTCGACCGCCGGTAGGGCCGGTGCTGTCAAGATTCGCTACCGCGCGGGATACGGCAAGCCCAGCACGGCCGATCCACCTGCTCTTGTGAACAACGTTCCCGCTCCGATCCGGGTCGCAATCCTTATGCTTGTTGCCCAGTGGTATCGGACGCGTGAACCCGTCGTCATCGGCGCTGCAGTCGACAAACTGCCCTTCGCGGTGGATGCGCTTCTGCAGCCATATCGCGTCTACAGATAGGAGGCCGTCATGCGGGTTCGTTTTACGGCTGACTTTGATTACCGGCCGACGCCGCAAGTCACTGTCGGCTATCTCGCCGGCATGGAAATGACGGTCAAGCGCGAATGTGCCGAGCAGGCCATTGCCGCTGGCAAGGCGGCCAGAGTCTCGGCGAATCGGAGGGAGGCGACCGATGGGGAACAGGTCAGCGGGTGATCTCTATCACCGGTACGCCTTCGACCAACGCGAGCAGATCGACGACGGCGCGGGGAATACGGTCGGCAAGTGGATCGAGCGTTTCGATCGGCGGGCCGGCGTCATCAACCTGCGGGGCGGCGAGGCTGTCATGGCCGGTCGCCTGCAGGGCAAGCATATCCAGATTGTCTTTGTTCGCGCGTCCGACCAGGTGCTGCAGGTTTCGACGGAATGGCGAATGCGGGACGTCAGAACTGGAAGTTTCGTCAACGGGAAATGGACGGGTGTCTCCTACAACATCCGTGAGATAACCCGCTCCGACGATCGGCTATGGCTGGACTTCCTATGTGAGAGCGGGGTGGCTGACGGATGACGAAGATCCTCAATCTCGCCAAGCTCGACAAAAAGCTGAAGCGCCTGCCGACAGTCGCCAAAGAGCTCATCCGGACCGAAATGGGCAAGGTTGCCGACCAGGTCGTTGAGATGATGAAGCGCCTGGTGCCCATCGAGGACGGCGTGCTGCGCGATAGCATCGGCTGGACGTGGGGCAAGGCACCGAAGGGTGCCGGCATCGTCGCCACGGTGAAATCGAAGATGGGTGATGACCTCACGATCACCATCTACGCCGGCAGCGTCGAAGCCTACTATGCACGCTGGCAGGAGTTCGGCACGCAGGACCTGCCGGCGCAGCCCTATTTCTACGTGAGCTGGCGCGCCAGTCGGAAAGATGCGGTGCGTCAGGTTCGAAAGGCCTCGCGGCAGGCTGCGAAAAAGGTGGCGGCATCATGAGTGACGCATCGTTTGAGCTTCAGGTCGCCATCGTCGCGCTCCTGAAAAACGACCCCAAGCTAACGGCTCTCATTGGTGGCCGCGTCTATGATCACGTGCCGCGAGATCCGACCACTAACAAGGTGACGGCCACATTTCCGTATGTCTCGCTTGGTCCCGACCAGGAGCTTCCGGAGGCCGCCGATTGCGTGCGGGCCACGGAATTCGTGCTCCAGCTCGACGCCTGGTCACGCGAGCCGGGTTTCCCGGAGGTCAAGAAGGTGGCGCGTGCCGTTGAGGATGCGCTTCACGATGTGGAGTTTCCATTGCCGGGAAATGCGATGGTGTACTTCGAATATGATGGTCGCCGTGTGTTCCGCGACCCTGACGGCCTGACGTCTCAGGCTGCAATGACGTTCCGGGCCGGCATCGACAAGGCCTGATCCTTCACTCATTCGGCATTTCGCCGACCTGCCCGACGGGCGGGCAATTCCGCTTGCCATCAAAGGAGACAGACATGGCAGATGAAGCAACGACAATTAAGGGCGGCAAGGTCAAGGTGCTGCTCGGAAATACGGCCACGCCGATCGTCTACACTGCACCGTGCGGCTTTACGCAGAAGTCCGTCACGCTCAATAAGGGGCTGGAAGAGGTGCAGATCCCGAATTGCGTCGACCCGGATGCGGTCGACTGGCTCGGCCGCGATGCCACCTCTCTCTCGATGAGTATCAGCGGCGAGGGCGTGCTTGCGGCCGAAAGCGTCGAGACCTGGCTTGAGGCGTGGGAGGATGTCGACTCCGTGCCGGTCAAGGTCGAGTGGGCTTTTCCCGACAAAACGATCACCTGGACAGGCCGCATGCACGTCGAGACGCTGGAAACCACGGCCCCGAACGGCCGCCGCGTCACGGCAAACGTCAGCATGCAGAGCGACGGCAAGATGACACGCGCGGTGACGCCGGTATGAGCCGCGACGCTCAGATTGCGTTCCCTTGGGCGGATGGTGATTACACCTTCCGCCTCGGGTGGGGCGAGTTGGAGCAGCTGCAGGAGGCTTGCGACGCAGGGCCGTATGTCATCCTCACTCGTCTGCAGGACGATACCTGGCGCGTTGGTGACATCAGTCACACCATCCGCCTCGGCCTTGTCGGTGGCGGCATGAAGATGACCGACGCGCTGCTGAAGGTTCGTAAGTACGTCGAAGCTCGGCCGCCAACCGAAAACCTGCTGTTTGCGCAGCTCATCCTGTCGGCGGCCTGTGTCGGGGCTCCGGAGGAGAATGTGGGGGAGGAGGGCGCGCCAAGTCCAGCGGAGGAGAACGGCTCGACGATCTCCCCAACGGAAAGCTGAGGTTTGGCGCGATCTACGGCAACGGGGCCGCAATGGGCTTCACGCCGCAGCAAATCCGGGCAATGTCCATGTGGCAATTCATGGCCGCCCTCGATGGCTTCATCGCAGCGAACTCGCCGGAAGACACCGGTTTGACAGCGAAAGAGGCTGATGAGCTTTGGGATTGGCTGGAGGCTGGTTAGCCTTCGGTCACGATTTCACGGCCGATAAGAAGCATGACGAACCCTATCAGGGTGAGCGTTGCGAGCGCGATGAAAAGAGTTCCCGGCATCTCCGGAACTTCGATCGCGCCCGACATCGTTTCTAGGCGTTTCTCAAAATCGTTCCGGCCGGCGAACGCCGAAAGCGCGGCGTTGTACTGCCACGCGGCGACCGGCGTTGGCAGCACGAACAATGCCGCTCCAATCTTGCCGATGGCGTTCAATCGATACTTCGAAACACTCATTGCGTGTCCTCCGGCGCGCAATCTCTCAGGGAATTTTCGTTTTGGCAACCGACCTTGAAAAGCTCGTGGTGCAGCTCTCTGCTGACATCAAGGGTTACCAGCGCGAGATGCAAAAGGCTGTCGGCGTCACCAACGCCCAGGCACGCGCGATCGAGAAGCGCTATGAGAATATGAGCCGAAAGCTGGATTCGATCGGGCGTCGGTCAGCCAGCGCCTTGATTGCTCCGCTGACGGGTGTTGCGGCGGCCATCTCGGTCAACGAGGTGCTCGGCTATGCCGATGCCTGGACCTCGGCCAAGAACAGTCTTTCGGTGGCTGGGGTGGTTGGGCGGCAGCAAGTCGACGTCCTCGACCGCCTCTATCAGTCGGCGCAGGCAAATTCCACGCCTGTCGGGGCTCTTGCCGATCTGTTCGGCAAGGCGTCGCAGGCGTCGGACGTTCTCGGTGCCTCCCAGAAAGAGTTGATCGCCTTCTCCGATGGCGTCGCGACTTCCTTGCGTGTCGCCGGAACAAGCGCCGGCGCCGCATCTGGCGCGCTCACGCAGCTCGGGCAGTTGCTCGGCTCCGCGCGTGTCCAAGCCGAAGAATTCAACTCCATCAATGATGGAGCTCGGCCAATCCTGATGGCCGTTGCGGCTGGCCTCGATGAGGCTGGCGGTTCCGTCAGCAGGCTTAAGGAACTGGTGAACGATGGAGCGGTTTCGGGCCGCCAGTTCTTTCAGGCCTTCCTCAAGGGCCTTCCTCAGATTCAGGCGATGGCCGCCAACTCCACGCAGACGATCGAGCAGGGCGTTACCAAGGTCAATAACGCCTTTACGAAGTATATCGGAGAGACCGATGCGAGCCTTGGTGCATCAGAACGGCTTGTCGCTGGCCTAAACGCACTTGCCGACAACTTCGGCGAAACTGCTGACATCGTGCTCCAAGTCGCCGGCGTTATCGCCGGTGCGCTGGTCGGCCGATCGATTGCATTAATGGTTGCGAAGCTCGGTCTCGCAACGACGGTGGTTTTGAAGTTCGTTGCGGCGCTGCGAGCGGCTGCGTCGGTCGGCAGTGTGGCGTCCGCCATCGGCGGTCTCGCAGCGGCGGCCGGCCCGATTGGTGTGATCGTGGGTGGAACAGCCGTAGCCGCGCTAGCGCTGTTTGCGAGTTCCAGCGACAGCGCCGGAAGCGGCGCGGATCGCTTTGCCGAACGCCTGCGAAGGATGGGGGATGCTGCAGAAGAATCCGCATCGAAGGCTGAGACAGCGAGCCGGAAAGTCGATGAAGTCGTAAAGAACCGGCTGGCGAGCGAGGTCTCGGCCGCGAAGGGCGAGGTCGAAGCGGCGACTGATGCAGTCGTGGAACTGTTCGATAGTCTTTTCCGGAATGTCGATCGCGATACCATTTCTCCGGAGCAAATCCGCCAACTCGAAGACCTGCGTGACAAGCTCAAAGCCGGGACGATCGGGGCTGACGATGCGAACCAAGCGCTGCATAGTCTAGCCAACTCCAATCCAAATTTTCAGGCGGTTGCGAACGCGTTTGCGCCGTTGCTCGACAAGTTAGGACAGGTGGTCGCTGCGGCCAAGCAAGCGCAGCAGGAGCTGGCGCTGGCGTCTGGTCAGGCCGTTACGCCGGAAAGCGCAGCTGCCTATCGTCAATATGGCCAGTCTCGTTCTAAGGGCGAGGAAATGTTGCGCCTCGGCAAAGCCTACGCCGACGAGGCGGCCAGGCAGAACAAGCTAAGCAAAGATCAGCTCGCCGTCGAAAAGGAAATCGCATCGATCCGGAAGGATCTCAAGGAAAAGGGTGGTTTTCTTGCCGACGCCCAGATCAAGGCGCTTGCCGAATCTAATGTTGCGGCCGACCAGGCGCGCAGCAAGTCGGGCGGCAGTCGCACGAAGGGCGTAAAGCAGACCTCGGAAAGTCGGTTCGATGCTGACATTCAAGCGGTCAAGGATCGCACGGCGGCGCTGGTCGAAGAGCAGCGCATTGTCGGAATGTCGTTTCAGGACCAGGAGCGCCGGCGCATGGCGCTCGACCTGGAGCAGACCGCGCTTGCGGATCTGCGAGAGGAGGCGCGCCGCAAGGGGCAGACGGATCTCGAAAACATCAAACTTTCGGCTGATCAGACGGCCAAGATCCGAGAGGCCTCGGCGGCGTATGCCGAGCAAGCCGATGTACTTCGCCGCGTGCAGGAGCAGCAGGACAGGGCGGAGCAGGCGGCAGAGGATTTCTATGATGCTTTCAAGTCCGGCACCATAGACGCCATCACGGGCGCCAGCAGCCTTTCCGAGGCTTTGGAGAGCGTTGGAAAGCGCCTTTCCAGTCTCTTGCTGAATAGCGCCTTCGACAGCTTGTTTCAGCCGCGCACCTCCAGCTCCTCGGGCGGCATGTTCGGGGGCATCTTTGCGTCGATCGGAAAATGGATCGGCCTTGCCAATGGTGGGCCGGTCAAGGCCGCCACGGGCGGAAAGGTCACGGGGCCGGGCACAAGCCGGAGCGACAGCATCCCGGCGATGCTTTCCAACGGCGAATACGTGATCAACGCAGCCGCCACCCAAAAGCACCGTGCCTTGCTCGATGCCATCAACTCGAACCGCGCGTTGCGGTTCGCGGATGGTGGGCCGGTCAAGCTGACGGCGCCGCGCATGCCAAGCCTCGCTGGAATGGGAGCAAAGGGCGGGCAATCCATCTCTCTGAGCTATGGCCCTAGCTACAACGTGACCGGGACGGGGGAGGAGATTGCGGCGCTCAAACGTCAGATGGCGCAGGATCGCGCCGAGTTCGAAAGCCGCACGGTAAAGGCGGTTCGCGACGCACAGAAACGGCGCATCATCTAGTCGAAAGGCTCGTTTTCAGAAATGGCGATCGTATTTCCTCGCGAGCTGCCCGAAGTCGGCTTCGTGACCGCTGATGTCATGCTGGCGGATCCCGTCAAGGCCTCGCCCTCCGGGGCGCGGCTCATCAACTACACGCAGGTGGAAGACGCCGCATGGCAGGCATCCATGGTCACCAGGCCGTTGCTCTATTCCGAGTATTCGGCGGTTGAGGCATGGTGGCTGTCTTTGCGTGAAGGGTTGCGGGCCGTGTTGTTCCGCCATCCTTGGGATTGTTACCCTCGGCTCCACCGCGCGAACCACGCGCCGGCGGACGTTGCCGGCGTGCTGGTCTCCATCACCAACGGCAATGTGCTCGACGTTTCCGGCGTCGATCCCGCGCTCGCCTTGTCGATCGGCGATCGGATCGGCCTTGAGCGTCTCGGCCGATACCACATCGGCCGCGTGGCCGATGTTTCTGGCGCTGGCACTGCGCGGCAAATCACCATCGAGCCACCGCCGCAGGGCGTCGTCACGCAGGCCGGCGCAGTTGTGCGGTTTGCACGTCCAGCCCTGATCATGAGGCCGGTTCCCGGCAGCTTTCAGGCTCCGAAAGCCAGCCATCGCTACAATGTCTCGTTTCAGTTGCGGGAAAGCCAATGACACTGTCACAAGAGATCAAAGACCTTTACGACCAGGGCAGGATCTCGACGCGGCAGATGGTGCGCGTGACACTCGGGTCGGGCGTCTACGGCTTTATTGCCAGAAGGGAGCCGCTCGACTTTGGCGGCGTCACCTATCGACCGTTCGGCCTGTTGGAAGTCTCGGAGATAGGCGGAGGCACCGGGACGGCCGCCGATGGTGGCTTCACGTTGCGCCTGGCTGAGAGCAAGGATGACGGGCTCACGCCGGCGGTCCTGACGCAGATCGAGAACGAAGATTACCGCGATCGGCCTGTCGTCGTTTACGACGCGCACTTTCATCCGGATACGCTGGCGCTGATCCAGATCGAGCCCGTTGCGCGGGGATACCTCGATATCATCGAGCACTATGCCGACGACACGCGCGGCTATTATCTCGAAGCGAAATGCGAGGGGCGGCAGCTCGATTATAGTCGTCGCAACGGTCGAAAGCGCACGCTCGTCGACCAGCAGCGCCGAGATCCCGGCGATCGGTTCTTCGAGCACGCGGCCACCGCAGGCCGCGTCGATATCGCATGGGGGCGCGTCGTCGGATCGGCCGTCAACACAGCCAAGAACGCCGCTGCAGGTGCTGCTCGGGCCATAGGCTTCAAGGGGCTTTGAATGTCTCGCATTTCTGGTTGGGAAAAACGCCTCAACGCGGTTGTGGCGAAGCATCAGGTGTTGCCGTCTGATTGGGGCGTCTCCGATTGCTTCGTCATTCCGGATGACGCGGTCGAAGCGCTGACGGGTGCTGTGATGTATCCGAAGGCACGAAGCTATCGGACAGAGACGGGCGCGGCAAAGGCGTTGCGCCGACACGGCTTCGCCAATGTCCGGGAAGCGTTCGCGGCGCGGTTTTCGGAGATCTCGCCAGTGATGGCGCAGCGCGGCGACATAGGCGTGATCGAGCGCGACGGCGCCTTCTCCGGCGGTGTCTTCACCGTCCTTGGTTTCATGACGCGTGCCCATGGTGGCGCGGTCGAGTTCATTCCGGCAAGCGCCGTGACAGCAGCTTTCAGGGTGGAATAAATGGGCTTCCTTGCTCCGATCATCGGCGGCATCGTCAGCGCGATCGGTTCGATCGGCATCGTCGGCAAGATGGTGATCGCCGTTGGCCTCAATCTCATCGTTGGGAAGATGGAGGAACGGCGCGCCAAGAAGAACCAGAAGCAGGTCGGCGGCGTCGAGTTCGAACGGCAGTATGGCGAGAATGTCAGCCGCAAGGTGGCGTGCGGACTGGTCGGGCTGTCGGGGCACGACACTTACGTCAACACGTACGGCTCGTCGAACAAGTACCTGGAGCAAGCCTACACACTTGCTGATTTTCCGTGCGATGGCCTGTCGCGGATCTGGGCCGGCGGTGCGCTGCTGCAGCTCGAGGAGATTTTGCCGTCGATCCCGCATGCGAAGAGCTACCGCGTCGTCAGCGGCACTTACGCGGGTTTGATGGTCTTCACCTTCTACGACGGCACGCAGACGGCGGCTGATGCCGGCATGGTGGCAAACGCCAATCCGCCTGGTCGTTGGACGGCAGACCACATCGGCACGGGCATTGCCTGGATCAAGGTCAGCCTGACCTATGACAGCGAGAAGCTTGGGCAGTTTCCGGACTTCTTTTTCGAGATACGCGGTGCCCGTCTCTATGACATCCGCAAGGATTCCACGGCCGGTGGATCTGGCCCGCATCGCTGGGGCGTCTACTCGACGTATGAGTTCACCGAAAGCCCGATCCTGGCTGAATACAATTACCGGCGCGGCTTCTCGGTCAACGACGACATGTTCTGCGGCATGGGCATGGATGCGGCGGATCTTCCGTTCGATCGCTATGCGATGGCGGCCAACATCTGCGACGAGGCGACGGATCACGGCAAGCGCTATCGCTGCTCGGTGATGTTTGATGCGGACGTCGACCATGGCGACAACATCGAGGCCGTCATGCGCGCTTGCGGCGGTATCGTCATCGACAGCGTCGAAGGCTCGTGGCCGCTCGTCGGAACCGATCAGCCGATCGTCGAGACATTCACCGACGACGACCTGGTCTCCGGGGAGCCGGTGCGGTATCAGCGCCGGCGCTCGATGGCGGATCTCGTCAACATCGTTTCGGGCACCTATCCGGAGCCGGCCAATATGTGGTCGCCGGCCGGTTACGACGTGCAGACGAACCCGGCCTATGTGGCGCTCGATCGCCGCACGCGCGACGTGCCGCTCGACTTTCCGACCGTGCCTTACAAGGCGCAGGCAAACCAGTTGGCGTCGATCTACTTCAATGAGAACCGCTACGAAGCGACGGCAGACATCGTGCTTCGCCCTCGGTTCCAGACGATCAAGGCGGGCGATTGGGTGCGCTGGAATTCTGCTCGATACGGCAATCGCGTCTACATGGTGCAGGCGCGCGCCATTCGCGCGTTGACGAGCGATGGGCCGCGCAACGTGGCGCTGTCGCTGCAGGAGCGTGACGGCGCGATCTATGACGGCGTCGGTGTGGTGGCTCCGGTCATTCCGCTACCGCCTGGTGAGCCCGTCTATCTGAGCGAGCTGCAGGATTTCAGCGTCATCGGCGTGAAGGCTGTCGGCGCTGATGGTCGGTCTTATCCGGCCTTCCGCATCGCGTGGGCGCCGATCGTTGACATGACCGTGACGGGCATAACCTTCGAGTGGTGGATCAAGGCGGAGCCTGCCAACAAGTTTTCCAAGCAGGTGTCGGCAAGCGACGGCACGGTGACCTTCCTGCAGGAGGGTATTCTTAGCCTGACCGATTACGAGTTCCGCTACAGGCTGCTTGCGGATCGTCCGACCAACTGGGTGGCGCCTATCACCGTGAAGTCGGTCGACGGCGGCAATGCGGATCTGGAAATCGGCCTTGGTCGCCTCGGCGAGGACGTGAAGAACCGCTTCGAAGAACTGCAAGGCGAATTCAACGGCGTCTGGCAGCGCCTTGAAGAGTTGACGACGGCCTTTTCGCTCGATGGAGCCGTGGGTGAAGTCAAGCGGCAGGAGTTGAAGGCGGCGGTCGGCGATGCGTTCGCTCAAATCGTCATGGAGCAACGCGTGCGTGCGTCTCAAGACGAGGCGCTGTCGCAGCTTTACACGGCGCTTTCGGCATCGGTCGGCAGCAACCTCGCGCGTCTGATCGTGGAAGAGACCGCAAGGGCTACGGCCGACGCCGCCCTCAGCAGTCGCATCGTCTCGCTTGATGCGGAGGTGGATAGCAATCTCGCCCGGTTAGCGACTGAGGAGCTGACGCGGGCAACGGCTGACAGCGCCCTTGCGTCAACCACTCAGGCCGTCAGCGCTGACATGAACAGTCGCTTTGCCGGCGGGCTGGTGAGGTTTGAAGCGGCTGCCGATCAGTCGGGGGTCAACGCCCGTTTCTCGGTGATGCTACGCGCGAACCTGAACGACACGTTCAAGGATAGCGGGTTCTATGTCGAGATCTACACCGAGAGCAGCGTGCTGAAATCACGCTTCGCGGTAAAGGCCGACCAGTTCGTCGTGTGGAACCCTGGCAGTTCGGCGTTCCTGCCTTTTGTGTTCGAGAACGGCGAGCTCCGGCTGAACGTTCTTAATGTGGGGCTGATCCGGGCCGGCCGGTTTCTTTCCCCCAATGGCAGGGTCGACTTCAACCTCATCGCCGAAACCCTGGAGTTTTATAGCTGATGGTTCGCACCATGATCGGCATCGACAGTACGGGTGCCGCCTGCATCAAGATCATGAAGAACAACGCCGACGATCCGCGCACCACGCCGGACAGTGATCGTCGCAAGTTCCTCTACAACAGCAAGTTCTCTGTGCAGGCGAACATAGCCGACATGGAGCTTTGCAACGTCATCTCGCGGCCTGGCCTCAACGACTCGGCCGCGTATTACTATCACCCGGCGGGCGCGAACTCGGGCAACTACCAGAAATGCGAGGGCTCGGGCAGCGGCAAAAGCGATTGGCACTATCGCAACTCGGCGTTCCCGACTTTGCGATACAACGTGCCGCTCTTCGACTGGAAAGCAAAGAAGGGCAACGGCAGTAACCGCTTCAATCAGCAGATGGTCGCCTGGACTGACAGCGGTGCATATTACCGCGGCCAAGGTGGCTTCTATGAAGTCGGCAACGCGCGCCAGATCGGCTGGATGCAGGGCTTTACCGGTTCCGTCAGTCAATACGGCACAATGGCCTATGGCACGATCGCACAGATCACCCGCTTCGACACGATAGATGCTTTCAACAAGTTCCAGTCGCGCGATAAGCGGTTGGTGGTGTGGAACCTGCCGGGCAACAGCGACGCGCTCGACGAGGCGCCGCCGCTGGCGCCGAACGGCACCAAGACGATCAAAATCAGCGCGCAGGCGATGAAAATCGCCAAGCCGGGATACAACGTCGACACGGCGACCGTGCAGCAGCTCGCGTTCGATAGCATCAGGTTGCCGGTCAAGGTGATAGCCGCAGGAGACATCGCGCTTCCTGCCGGCGTCAGCTTCTACGAAACCGGCATCGCGCTTCCGGACATGGTCGCGCTCGACGTGCATTTTTATACGGGGTCGGTGATCAATTACCCGTCGTCACCGGTCAATCTCGATTTCGGGGCGGAATACTGGTTCGATGGGACGAAAATCTACTTCGACGCGAGCCAGTCGATGCGCGCGCGCTTCATGCTCTATCTGGAGGATAACAGCGCGCCGACGGGTGGCAGCAACAAGGTCCTGCGGCAATTCAATGAGGGCGGCGTCAATGTTGTGCAGTTCCTGCGACCAGGCGCGGCCAACCCGCCATCCTGGGCCGACATCATCATCGACAGCCGATGGCCGCAGGTGCAGATCCTGGCCGAAGGCTTCTTCAATGTGGCGGCCGGGAACGATGTTGTCGTCGACGTACCTTTTGACGGCAACGGCATGTTCCCGCTGGTCAAGTACATCACCGCCCACGGGTCGGGAGGCAATCAGACGCTTGGCTTTACCGTCTTCGGGAGCTGGCAGGCGATGTATCGGCTGCCGTTCATCAAGCGGCTGAAATACATCTACAACGGCCAGGGCCATGCCGGGGAAAGCAGCTACTGCGAACTGACCGCCAATAACGCCCGGTTCCACACCTTCAGGGGTAATGTGGGCGACTACTACAATCGCAATGACAGCCCCGGTACGTGGCGCACTGAAGGCGCCTACCCGCCGACCGGCATCCGTTACTACGTTTTCGGCATTCCAGCCTAGGAAGCTCCCAACATGACCACTCCTTACACGACAGGGTCGATCACCCTGACGAACGGCAGCGCCGTGGTGACCGGTGTCGGCACGGCCTGGCAGACTGCCTTGATCGCCGGCGGTACGCTTTACGTCGAGGCAGACGGCAATCCGCTCCCGATCCTCACGGTGGACAGCAACACGCAGATCACGGCGGCGATCAAATGGAAGGGCGCAAGCGGCACCTTCTCCTATGCGATCATGCGCGACACGGCCTACGGCCAGCAGACCGTCGCCAACGCTCAGGCGCTTTCGACATATCTGCAGCGGCTCGATAGCGCCTCCCTTTCCGGGTTGGCGTCCTTGTCTGCCTCAATGGGCGCAGACAAGATTGCTTACACGACCGGGCCAACCACGATGGCCTGGGCGGCGCTGTCAACCTTCAGCCGCGAAGCGCTGGCGCTTGGCGATGCGGCCGCTTGGCGCAACAAGATCGGCGCGCTTTCGACGGGCGGCGGGACGATCAACGGGAACGTCATCGCTACGGGTAACATCTCCGCTCAAGCAGGAATGGTTGCCAAGAACCTGCATGCGCTGGGTCCTGCCAATGATGACAGCGGCTACTACTGGCAAACCGGGGCGGTTGGCGGCGCCACGTCCAGCAGGTGGGCGTTGTACAAAGCAGGCTATGGCATCGGTGAACCGGGAAGCAACCAAGGTGCGAACCTAAACCTTAATCGCTACGACGACGCCGGCGGATATCTTGGTACACCGGTGATTTTCAATCGCCGCTACGGGATCGTGGAAACGAAGGAAAACCCTCTGATGCACGGCTATGCGGGACAGGGGGTAGCAACCCTCGGCGCGGGGCAGCATCACGGGATCCTAGGCTCGACGTTCGGCTTCGACTTCGTACGAGGCGGCAGCGGCTCGGCGTTCACCATCGGCGGCAATCCCGGCATCGGCGGTCGCGCCGTGCATATCCCGGTCGCAGGGTGGTACAGGTTCACCGCTTGCGCTGTCGTAAACTCGCCGTCGCCATCCGTGTTCGGTCTGGGCGTAAACGGCAATTCGTGGGTGGCTATGTACTGCCCGACAAATGCGTGGGTCAGCATGACCCGGTCGGTGATCGCCTACACGAACGCCAACTCCTACATCACTTGGTGCGGCATCACTGGTTCAACTGTGATGAGCTTGGAAAACTCAAGCTTGAGCATCGAATTCATTCAGTTCTAAGGAGGTCCCCATGGGGTACATCGTCAATCTTGAAACGTCGCCAGAGGATGAGAAGGCGCTGGCACATGTCTATCGAAGCGGCGGCGCCCAGTTCGCTCTCAACTCGGTGGCACGAAGCGTCGTCAATTCCGCCCGTGACCAGCTCGTCAGGTTCGAGCGCGAGGCCGCTGCAAGCGAAGGCCGGCTCCTTAGCGGCGATGACGATACCATCATTCGCGCCGCAACCGCGCCGGACGCCGAAGCCCGCGAAGCTCAAACCTTGATCAGGATTGCGCAGGAGCAGGTCGAATTCGAGAAAAATCAGCCGTTGACGGCAAGGCAACTGCGGCTCGGCCTCGTCAATAACGGCTTTGCCCTTGCCCAGGTTGAGGCGGCGATCGACGCGCTGCCGGATGGCCCGGAAAAAGAGAAGGCTCGGATCGAGTGGCAATATGCCGGTGAGTTCAAGCGCGACCATCCGCTTCTCGTTACGATCGCGACCCAGCTCGGGATCTTGGCCGAGCAGTTCGAAACGATGTGGGCTGAAGCGCTGAAGATTTAGGTCACCTCAATCGATCGCATCACCACCTGAGCCGCAACCGACATCACCAAAGCCGCCAGGGCGACGGCCGTTCCAAATCGTACGATCTTTTAGGCGCCCGCGGGCGCCATTCCAGTCATAGCTCATCGTGGGACCTGGGCCGGCGTCGGCTGCGACCGAGGCGAAGTTCTACCATCACCCGCACCAGCCATCCTCTTACGTCCGACGTGTCAACGAATTCGGACATATGATCGATCGCATATTCAAGTGTTCGTTCGGTGAGACTTGTGGCTCCCTCCGGCGATCCCGTTAGACTCCGTGCCCATGACACCAACTCCGGCAGCAGATCCACGACCTGGGTGCTGCTGCCGGCGTGACGCGAGGAGTGATCAAAGGCGTGCCGGCAGGCATTTCTCAGGCCTAGTTCAAGCGCCCGCTCGTCGCGGGTTCCACTCATGTAAAGGCTGACGGCCCGACGAGCGAGACAATCTGCCTCGTCGCTCTGACGACCGAGGTTGCGATCGTTGACGACCTTTTCGAAGGCCGTGGCGATGACAGTAAAACCTTCAGGAAGAATGTATCCGGATTGCGTTTGATCGAGCATAGCGCAACTCCTCCACTTAGGGCGAAAGCGCTTATGATCTCTCAGTCGCCGGAGCCCGTTCTAGTGTCCCGCGATGGGCGGAGTATGCGCCGCTAAGGCGCACTTGGCGAATCTTTTTCCGCATCCTGCGGCATTTGGCCAATGCGCTTTTCTCAGAAGTAAACGAAATAACCTATGAATAGAACGACGTTCCTAGCCTATATGAGGCGCGCGACCCCTTGGCGGCTGTCGGTCCCAGCCGGCATCATGCCGAGCGAGGATGTCTAGGCGCAGGTGGATGCCTAAGCAAACCGAGACCCATGATGATCACGGTGTTGAATGCCAAGGTCGAGGTAGAGACAGCGGCAAACCGCGATAATTTAGCTCTCTGTCGATGTCGTCACCCACTTGCCGGGAATCAAACTTCGCTCCAAATTTCTGCGAATGAAGAGAGCGCTGTCCCATCTCTCCCGCCTCACGCGCCACGTGCAGACCATCCTTAGCGGTGGTGCCGTGGAGCAGTTCGGTGCGCTTTGTGTGCGTGGGGAACATCCTGGTGAATACGAAGTCCTATTGATCACAACCCGAGAGACCGGACGCTGGACCATCCCCAAAGGATGGCCGATCAAGGGGCTTTCACCTCACGAGGTCGCGGAGCGCGAGGCTTGGGAAGAGGCTGGCGTCAAGGGCCGCGCCAAGAAGAGGGCCTTTGGCTACTACACCTACATCAAAGCGCTGGATGATGGCAGTAAGCTGCCGTCCGTGGTCGAGGTTCATCTCGTGCAAGTAAAGCGGACGAAGAAGCGATTTCCCGAGCGCCGGCAGCGGAAGCTTGCCTGGATGGCGCCGGCGGAGGCGGCATCGATGGTTGCTGAGCCCGAACTCAAGGGATTGTTGAGCCGCGTGGCCGGCCTCGCGCGGTAGAGTTCCTTAGTGACTTTGCAATTCAATCCGGTCCAGGAGTGATACGACTTCGGACTGCATGTCCAGGCACAGCGCCTGATACTCGTTGATCAATTCCTCGCGGCGGGGGTGCTCCTTCAGCAGATTGTCGAGGGTCTGCGCGGCCAACGCGTAAGACTCGAACAGATCGTAAAGCGTCGGGTTCCTGGCGGCTCGCAACTGTTCACGGTGATGAGGCAAGACCAGGGAGAGCCGCGCCCGTCCGAGCTTGACCAACGACATTTGTCACAGCCTTTGTCGCGTCATTTTTGTCGCGTCATGACAGATTTCCAGAATGTCTTCTTTTTGCATGCTGCGGGTAGTGCCGCAATGGGGGCACTGAACCAGCTCCCTGGTCTCCATCTGAGCCAAAGTAACCCTCTCGCGCCCGCTGCACGTCAGGCACTGAATTTCGAAGCTGTTTGAGCAATCCACGGCTCCCTCCGCGCGCACATCACAACTATCTATCACTCCCCCAACCGAAGGAAAACCCGATGAACAGAACGACGTTCCTCGCCTATGCGAGGCGCGCGCCTTTTGGCGGCCGCCTGATGCTATCCCAGATTGACGGCATGAATGCCATCCTGGACGAGTGGGATCGGCGGCAATCAACCGGCAAGGTGATCGACAACCGGTGGCTCGCTTACATGCTGGCGACCGTCTTTCACGAGACCGGCGGCAGGATGCAGCCGGTGACCGAAAACCTCAGCTACTCGGCCGAGCGTCTCACGCAGGTGTGGCCGTCTCGCTTCCCGACGATCGCCAGCGCCAAGCCCTTCGCCCGAAACCCGCGCAAGCTGGCCAACAAGGTCTATGGCGGCCGGATGGGCAATACCGGGCCTGACGACGGCTGGCGCTATCGCGGCCGGGGCCTGCCGCAGATCACCGGCAAGGAGAACTATGACAAGTTCGGCCTCGCCAAGACGCCGGAGAAGGCGGCCGATATGGTAACCGCAATCCGCATCCTGTTAGACGGCATGATCGGCGGCATGTTCACCGGCATGAAGCTCGCCGACTATTTCAACCAAGTCGACAACGATCCCGTCGGCGCCCGCAAGATCGTCAACGGAACCGACAAGGCGAAGCTGATCGCGGGCTATTATCGCAACTTCCTCGACGCGCTCGAGGTGGCGCGAACGGCGGCCGAACTGCCGGACGTGAAGCCCGAAGCGGCGAAGGCCGACGATATGCCGGTCGAGAGGAGTGGCACGGCGGTCACGACTGTTGGCGGGCTCTTCGGCGGCGCTGGCCTTTCGGCGGTGCTCGGCGTCAACAATCCTTATGCCTTCGGGATTGCTGCGCTCCTGATCGTTATCGGCTCGATCGCGGCTTTCATGTTCCTCACCGGCCGCTGGTCTGTGAACCGCGCGCCGGCCCGCTGACATGTGGCCGCGTATCCTCGCCGGCGGGCTCGTGCTCGCCGGCATCGTGTGGCTGGTTGCCGAGATCCGTGAGGACGGCGCCCGGTCGGTCATCACCAAGATTGAAAGGCAGAACAATGAAGCGGCGAGCCGCGCTCATTCGAAGCGCATTGATTACGATTCCTGCCTTGATGCTGGCGGGCTGTGGAACTTCCGCGCCGGCGAGTGTGACGGCCCTTAGAAGTATTGTCGGGACAGACCTAGTCGGTGCGCGAGGGGCGACACCGGAAGATCAGAGAAAGATAGATCGGACCGCCGTCGGCATCTGCGCGGCGGCGATCTGGGCAAAGGCGGAATGCGAGCGGCACGGGGAAAATCGCTGACATGCAGGACAAGTACACGTCACTTATCGAGCTGCTCAATGCCTGGTTCGGCGGCGCGGCGACCACCCTTATCGCAGTCTTCGCCGGTCGCCTCATGTGGCACACAAACGAGGTGCGAAAGATGCGACGCAAGTTTTTTGGCAAGGAATTACTTTGGGAAATGCCGATCGCGGTCGGCATGGCTTTCATCGGGGAAGGGCTGGCGACCTGGCTTGCTCTCGGGCAGCCGATGGCAACCGGCATGATAGCCGCGCTTGCCTACCTCGGTCCGCGTGGTTCCGAGGTGCTGTTCATGCGGTGGTTCGGGGCGAAGGTGGAGAGGGGCTGAGCAACGGAAGATGCTGCGTTGTGACAGAGTATTTCACTACTTTTAATTCACCTTCGATGTGTTAACACATTCCCCTGGGAAGTAACTGGGGGAATGACGTGCAGCAGGCGATTTGTCTCTACCTTGATCTGAATGAAGGGCAAAAGGCTGACTTGGAGGTCGTGGCAAAGGCGGCGCTGGCCTTCGATGCTGCGGTCAAAGAAATCGCGTTTGTCTTGGATCCCGGCGCTGTAATCCGTGTTGAGCTGGAGAGCGGCACTGAAGGAAGCCTGTCGCTTAATTCGATCATCAGCGCAATCGGCCCGATGAACCGCGTGAGGTTGCAGGCGATCGCGTTTGCGCTATTGACCTGGTTCGGGGCGGAAACTGCAAGCTACGTCTATTCCGCCATTCTTGATCAGATAAAGGGCGACGAGCAGGCTCTGCAGCTATCTGAAGAACAGATTAAAGAGATGTCGGAACAGGTAGCAAAAATCTGTGAAGGCAAAGTCGGCGCTCGACAGGTCGGTGACATCTTCAAGGAGCTTGAAAAAGACCCCGCCGTGCGAGGCGTCGGCGTCACCACGAACAAGGATAAGAAACCCCGTTACGTGGTACCTCGCTCGCAGTTTCAGGAGCGCAGCCGCTCGATCTCAGAGACTCAAGAAGTAACCAGCGCCCGGACTACCACGGGCGTCCAAACTTTGACGTTGATTAGCCCGGTACTTGTGGAAGGTCCGCGAAAGTGGAAGTTCCGATCTGGCCAAGTCGAGTTCGGCGCGACCGTCAAGGATGCGGACTTTGTCCAGCGTGTGTTGGCTGGTCGCGAATTGCCGATGGCGGCTGGCATCGTTCTAAAGGTCAAGCTCACCGTGAAGGAAGAAATGATCGACGAGGTCTGGCATGTTAAAGAGCGGATCGTCGAGGAGGTTCTTGAAGTGGTGCCGGCGCCTAACCAGCAGGAAATGGAAATCTAGTCGCGCCGGAGCAGTAATCCGACTACAACGGCGAGCGCTACGCCGCCGACAAGCCACGCGACAGGGCGTCCGGCAAGCGCGGTGACCGCTTCCATAATCAACCATGTCAGCCCGATCGTGATTACCACTTCCGCGGTGGTCGCGACCAGGCGCCATAACTTTGTGCTCATGAACAAAGCAGATGTGGCTCCGAGGCGAATGTTCAAGCCTGTTTCGTAGGGCCGATCACGTAATGATATCACCTTGGATAGGCCACAGTTCTTTAGATCGCGTCAACAGGTTTCGCGTTTTTGACCGTAAACCGACCAATGCACTCGCTTGATTTTATCCGTGTCGCGATCACATCCTAGATTATGACCGAGCCCTACCAGCCCCGTTACCAGTGGCGCCGCACCGAACTGGACTCCAACGACCCGCCGACCGATTTCGATTGGCTCGGCTTCGACGGCCTCGGCTACATCGGCCGCATCCGGAAAGAAATGGGCGGCCCGACGGCTGGCCGCTGGAACTGGGCCGGGTCTGTCCCCCGGACCTTTAAAGGATCGCCACCCACGCCGAACCAAGGCTATTGCGATACTGCGCGCGAGGCCACCGAGATGGTCGAGACCTATCGGGATTGGTGCCTGCGACGGATGCAGGGCGAATAGGTCAATTGAGCAGGGGTGCCTTCGGCTTTCGAAGGATCACGCCGACCGCATCTTCGAACATCGTATCTTTGGCGTCGAGCGCGAGCCAGTGGTTATGCGCGAGTTCGATTAGGGCGTCGCAGACTTCTCGCTCAGACCAGCCGGCGTCCTCAGCTTCCTCGACTACCGCGTGGAAGATTTCCTCAAGCGCTAACTGGCAATCCAGATCCCGATCGGGGTACGAGTCTTTCCTCTTCGGCGACGCAAAAATCGATGACTTCGGCATTATCTTCCTCCGGTGCTCCAGCTTAGACGTTTTCGCTGTTTCATGCGTTAATTCGTCATGGCTAAAACGCTCAGAAAGAAATCTGTTCCCGCGACATTGTCCGAGCCGATGCCCCGTCGCGTCGATCCTTGCGTTGCTACGCTCGTCGACAAGCCGCCGAAAGGTCCGGAATGGACCTTCGAGGTAAAGTGGGACGGGTACCGCCTGGCTGTCCATGTCGAGCCCGGCGAGGTGAGGGCGATCACTCGGGGCGGCTACGATTGGTCCAAGAAGTTCGGCTCGATCGTCGCCGAAGCGCGCGAGCTCGGCCATACGACCATGATCATCGACGGCGAGGCGGTCGTGCTCGACGACCAGGGCCGCTCCGATTTTGGTTTGCTGCAGCGCGCCGTCGGGAGGCGTCCGAGCCTGCACGATGCCGCCGAGATCATCTTCTATGCCTTCGACCTTCTCTACCTCGACGGCCAAGACCTCCGGATGATGCCGCTTGTCGAACGCCGGCAACTGCTCGAACCGATCGTCTCTGGAAGGATTGGCGCGATACGCTTCTCGGAGGAGGTGCACGCCGACGGCGCCGAGTTCTTCCGCGTCGCATGCGAGCTCGGCCTTGAAGGTATCATCGCGAAGCGTCGGGATAAGCCCTATCGCTCTGGTCGCCGGCCGGAATGGCTGAAGATCAAATGCGTTCGACGCGATACTTTTGTGATCGTCGGTTACGAGCCGTCGACCATGCCAGGCGCTATTGGGAGGCTGCTGCTGGCCGCGAGGAAGGGCGATGATTTCGTCTACGTCGGAGGTTGCGGCACAGGGTGGAGCAATCAGGAATCGATGACGCTTCGCGAGTTGCTCAACGCGATCCCGGCCGATCGACCGCCGGTAGCCCTGAAGCGCAAGGGCGCCGTGTTCGCGCGGCCGCTGCTCGTCGCGGACGTCGAGTATCGCGCCTGGACGCAAGACGGAAAGCTTCGGCACCCTTCTTTCAAGGGCGTGCGCGAGATGGAAGGACCCACCGAAGTCTTCGAAATCAATCGCGACCTGTAACGGTGCGTAAATGAGATTGGCCGGAGGGCATGCCCTCCGGCCTTTGGCTGCCCGGCCACGGGTGGTCGCAGCCCTAGAGCTGCAACGGCGGAGCTGATTGGCGTCGTTCCCGCCTGGCAATCCTGACCGGATTATTGCCACACCCGCTGCCTGCGCAGGCGCTCGGCGGTGTGCCAGAAAAAATGGTCCTCGACAATGCAAGACAGTTTTCAGTTCACGGCCGTTCGGCCCGTGTCCCCGCCGGCGGCTTACCTCGGCGGCAAAAAGCAACTCGCGGCACGCATCGCCTCGATGATTGAGCAGATCCCGCATTCGCTCTATGCCGAGCCTTTCGTCGGTATGGGCGGAGTGTTCCTACGCCGATCGCTGATCCCGAGGGCGGAAGTGATTAACGATCGCTCCGGAGACGTGATCACGCTTTTCCGCATCCTGCAGCGGCACTATCCGCAGTTCATGGAAGTGATGAAATTCCAACTTACCTCCCGACGCGAGTTCGAGCGGCTCGCGGCGACTGATCCGTCGACTTTGACGGACCTCGAACGTGCTGCCCGTTTCCTCTACCTGCAGCGCCTGGCATTCGGCGGTAAGATCACGGGCCGATCATTCGGCGTCGACACGACCGGGCCAGCGCGGTTCAACATCGGCCGACTCGGCATCGTCTTGGAGGAAGTGCATGAGAGGCTGAGCGGCGTGGTGATCGAGAGCCTCGATTGGCGAGAGTTCATCGATCGATACGACCGGCCGGGCGTACTCTTCTACCTGGACCCGCCGTACTTCGGCAACGAAGCGGACTATGGGAAGGATGCCTTCACGCGTTCGCGGTTTGCTGAGATGGCGGATCGGCTGGCGACGATCAAAGGGCGCTTCATGATCTCGCTTAACGATCGGCCCGAAGTTCGCGAGATCTTCTCAGCGTTTCCGATCGCGCGCGTCGATTTGACCTACACCGTCACCGGCGGCGAGGGGAAGGAGGTTGGAGAGGTGGTGATTATGGATGGCAAGCAGCCGGCGATACAGAACCTGCCGGTGAGGTAAGCGGGCCGATCCGACGGCCCAGCTGTGAGGCCGGGCCTTGTGTAGGGGCTGGACACTGTTGGGAAAAAACATAATGAAACGGCTGGACAGTCGAGTGTCCAGCCTTTGCATAAGTCTTTGATTTTAGTCACTTTAGGTGGCCCGCCTCCAGACTACATGCTGGCGATGATATCATCAGGCTCGGGTCACTTTTGGAGCGTGTTCCATGTCTCAAGGAACGCTCGGGTTGCAGCCTGTGCAGCTGCGATTGAACGATGGATTTCGGCTTCCTTAATCGCGGGTTCAAATTGTGCTTTGAAAACTGCTTTAATTTGGTCGTCTATCTTTGGGGAACTGTATGTCCGTCGAATTTTGTCTATCCACTCGGGATCGACTAGCGTTCCGGCGCGCACTTCTTCGGTGACGTATCGGATGAACGCAAGCTGTTTGGCTTTGACCATTCCGAGTTTGTTCGCTCGATCAATCGCAACACCATACAATTGGGCGCCCGCGTCGTGATTACCTCTCCGAAATTCGATAAAGCCCTGCGTCGCGTCGATGCTAATAAGGGAGCGCTGTTCAATTACAAGCTTTCGCGCTTGTGCCAGTGTTCGTCCTGCGGCATCAAGGTCACCTTGATGCGCGAGAAAGAACGCATAGTTGTTTAACAGGCCCGGGTCGTAGGGGTTCGCCAATAGTCCTCGGCGGACGAATTCGAGGGCTTTTTGCGTATCGTGAAGCAATTCCGAAGCTACGAATCCCCCTTCGAAAGCGGGGCGCACCGAAAACGGTTCGTCTTGAAGCCACATTTCACAGGCATCGACCACTCCGCTCCACTGCTCGTCTTTTGCAAGGTGGGCCGCGCGTGCCTCAAAAGCTAACTCCTTCTGCAAAAGGGCATTGTCGAACGTTATTCCGTGTCGGTTCCAGGCCCATTCAAGCTGCGCAACAACGTTATCAGTGGGAGCAAGCGCACTTTCCCGAAATAGCTTTTTCGCGCGTTTGACATTGCCGGCCTCAAGTTCGGCTGTCGCCAGTGCTGCAGCGAGTTCGCTCGTCTGCTGCGGATCAGCCACCCGCTCAATCATTCCCACCAATTCGCGGGAGCGGGGCATAGGGAGATTGGTCAGCTGTGCTACCGAAATGCTCGCGGCCGCGACCCAAGGATCATACTTTGCAGCGTCCTTCATTACCCGCCATGCATATTCGGGTGTACCGAGGTGCACGAAGAATCGTGCGGCGGCTCGAAGCACAAATCTGCTCGTCGGCGCCAAGCTCAAAGCGATCCGAAAGTGATCGCGTGCCTTTTCGGGTTTCCCTGTGGTGGCCCATGATCGAGCCAATTCAACATGGGCCACCGAGTTCCTCGGATTTAGGCGAAGCTCATTTCGGAAAAGCCTGATGAGATTTGTCGGCTCGTCGTCCGGGACTATGGGCCTCTGCTGCATCCCCAATACCGACTTGGCCGAGGTGTACACGGCCTTGGGTAGATCCATAGTTTCAAGAACTAGACGAGCTGCAGCAACCATTGTTTGGCTGGGCTCAGTCAACGGGCGGAGAAAAAGCAGTTCCATCGCGTGGGCGACATTTCGGTCGCGTTCGAAGGTGGCAGATACTTCGCTTAGCTCAACCGACGTATCAATGAGCAAAGGCCTGTTGCTTGTCCCGTTGGCTTGGAGCTCCGCAGCCGGAGTGTGAGACAGCATTCGCCATCGAGGAATTACCTTACGCGCAACTTCTTCGGGCTGCTCATGCAT